CGAGAGGTAGAGCGTGCGTGCCAGCGATTTCTTCTTTTCCATCTGTTCCCTTGTGCTCCGTGTGTGCCCGGACGAGCGGGAAGCTGTCTTTGTATTTTCTGCTTTTGTCATGTTGATAAGGTATTTTCCTGTTTGTCGTGTCAGGGCACATGCTGCCCCGATTCATTTGCAAAAGTGCCATGATTTCGGTGGGTTTCCAAAAAAGTGTGCAACGGTTGCACACTTCTATGCAACGGTTGCACACTTTTTTGGACGGTCAACATTTCTACCGTAATATTGCAGCCGGAAACTGCGATGGCCGGCTGCATCCGGCATAGCTCAAGCAAGCTTGGCCCTGCCCTCGCCTGCACCGCCGTTGCAGTCAGAAACAGCAAACGCACAACGGATATGAACAAAGGAAAACGAGTAAGAATAACCAACGACAGCCTGAACAGCTACGGCACCAGGGTGCTGACAGCAGGCATGGACATAGAGCAGTACCGGCGCAACCCCGTGCTGCTGTACATGCACGAGCGCGGCAACGTGATAGGCTATGTGAAAGACCTGAAGGCAGAAGACGGCGAGGTAACGGGCGAGCTGATGTTCGACGAAGCCTCCGGCCTGTCCGTACGCTGCAAGAAGCAGTACGAGTTCGGCAGCCTGAAGATGGTGAGCGCCGGGCTTGACATACTGGAAACGAGCGAAGACCCGGCGCTGCTGGTGCAGGGCCAGACCAGCCCCACCGTTACCAGGAGCAAACTGTTTGAGGTGAGCCTGGTGGACATCGGCGCCAACGATGACGCCATCGTGCTTCAGAAAGACGGCAAGAAGATAACCCTCGGCAGGGACAGCGAATGCCCCCTGCCCCTATTGAACAACAATAATCAAAAACAAAAGCAAATGGAACAGAAACAGATGGCCCTGCAACTGGGTCTGCCCGAAACGGCAACAGAGGCAGAAATCACCGCCAAGCTCGGCGAGCTGAAGGCTGCAAAGGAAGAGTACAACGAACTGAAGAAAACCGCCGACGCCCTCACGCTGGCAGGCATTACGGCTCTGGTGGACACGGCAGTAAGCGAGAAGCGCATAGCTCCCGACAAGAAAGAGCATTTTATCAACCTGGGCAAAAAGATCGGTGCCGAAGACCTGAAGCAGACCTTCGAAGCCATGGCGCCGCAGGTAAAGCTCAGTGCCGTCATAGGCCGTCAGGGAGGAGCGCCACAGTCCACCGCCTACAAAAAGCTGAGCGACGTGCCCGCCGGTAAGCTGGAAGCCCTGCGCAAGGATAACCGTCGGCAATACATCGAACTGTACAAGGCTGAATACGGCTTTGAACCTGAGTTTTAACACATCAACCCCAAAAAAGAGAAAGAAAATGAGAGCAAAACCAATTGCGGCACTGCTGAGTGCCCTTCTTTTCAACACAGTTATGGGAGCCTTGACCTTCCACCTGATAGGCTTGCCCACAGTATGCGGCATCATTACCGCCAACCTCCTGTCGCTTGTGGCAGGACAGTTCATGCCTCGCGGTGCTGCCATGACAGGCGTATATACCGAAATCTGGACCGGCGAACTGGTAAAGGCGCTGCGCGGTCGCATGGCGGGCAGCTGGCTCGACGGCATACCCGACGCCTCGTCCATCGTGAACAATGACGCGATACACCTGGTAGACGTGGGCGTGGACCCTGACGTGCTGGTAGACAACACCACCTACCCGATACCCATGCAGAAACTGGACGACAAGGACATTACCGTCCAGCTGAAAAAATTCCAGACCAAGGTAACGCCCGTTACCGACGACGAGCTGTATGCACTGAGCTACGACAAGATGACACGCGTGAAGGAGGCACACGCCAATGCCATAGCCGACAAGAAGTTTGCCATGGCAGCACATGCCCTGGCACAGTGTACAGACACGTACCGTGTGGGCACCACCGGCGATGTGGACATTACCGGCAACCGCCGCAAAGCCACCGTCAAGGATATCATAGAGCTGAAGCGTGCCCTCGATGCCCAGAACGTGCCGGCAGAAAAACGCCGCCTGGTGCTCTGCCCCGACCATGTGAACGACCTGCTCAATGCGGACCAGTCTTTCCGAGAGCAGTACAACATCAACCGTGCCGACGGCACCATAGGCCGCCTCTACGGCTTTGACATCTACGAGTACGGCTACTGCCCCGTGTTCAGCTCAATGGGCGAAAAGCAGACCTTAGGCACCAAGTCAGACAACAGCAAAGAGCTCTACCAAGCCTCGTTTGCCTTCTATACACCCCGCGTGTTCAAGGCTACCGGCTCTACCAAGATGTACTACTCGGAGGCAGCCACCGACCCCGAGAGCCAGCAAAACAAAATCAATTTCCGCCACTACTTCATGTGCATGCCAAAGAAGACGGATGCAGCTGCCGTGCTGGTTAGCGGCGACAAACGGGACGAAGGCTAACCCCACGCACCATGGCACAGATGAAATACCTGGTGCTGCACTGCACAGCCACGCCGGAAGGCCGCGAGGTATCCGCAGAAGAGATACGCCACTGGCACACCGACCCGGTAAGCAAGGGTGGGCGTGGCTGGAAGCAGGTGGGCTACACCGACTTGATACACCTGGACGGCAAGGTAGAGCGCCTTGTCGACAACAACGAGGACGCAGAGGTGGATCCGTGGGAAGTGACCAACGGCGCCGCGGGCTACAACAGCGTGAGTCGGCACGTGGTGTATGCCGGAGGCCTTGCCAAGGACGGCAAGACCGCCAAGGACACCCGCACGGCGGCACAGCTGAAGGCCATGACAGCGTATGTGAGGGACTTCCACAGGCGCTTTCCCTCCATCCGCATAGTGGGCCACAACGAGCTCAACAGCCACAAGGCCTGCCCCTCGTTCAGCGTGCGGAAATGGCTGCGGTCGATAGGTATCAGACAATAGAGACAAAGAACAGCAACAGTAAAGAAAACCCTTGATATGAACCGGCAATGACGGACACCATACTGCAAATGCTGCAATGGGCAATACCCTCAGGCGGAATAGGTGCCGCCATTGCCTGGATTGCAAACCGTAAAGTAAATGCAGCGAAAGAGAACAAAAGCATACACGACACCTACAAGCTGATGTATGAGGATGTGTCGAAAGAGCTGCTGATAACACAGAAGAAAGTAGATGACAACACACAGAGAGTGGAGGCCCTCAACCAAGAGAACTCCAAGACACGGCGGGCACTCAACCGCCTGTCGCGTGCTATCGAGGCTATACAGCTGTGCCCTTATCGGGACAATTGTCCTGTTAACGGCGAGCTGTCGCTCAGCCTCGACAGCAGCGACGACACAAAAGAACCTGCAGGAGCAAAGAAGCGACAGCACCGCCGCCAGCCAGACCACGACAAGGCTGTGGATGACGCGCGGCGTGAGTCCCGACACGGCACGGCTGACACTGCCCCTTGACACCTCGCTGCTGTGGCAACTGCCGCAGCAGGCTGCCTACACTGCCAGCAGCGGAAGGGCACACCTCAGCGCACGCATGGCACAGGGCAAGGACGGACAGCCGCCGGCACTCGTCATAGAGGCCAACTGCGACAGCCTGCAACAGCTCTGCCTGCTGTACGAGCAAGAGAACAGGCAGGTAAACGCACTGAACAGGCAGATGCAGAACGCCTTGCAAACGGCATCCGGACAGCGTCCGGACGGTGTCCGGAAACGGACAGTACAGGCTGGCGCACTGTTGGCGGTGCTGCTGGTCATGGCACTGGCTGCCGTGCTGTATGCACTGCGGAAGCGGGAAATGGAAAAACAGTAATAACCTTTTAAAAACAAGAAAGAATATGGAAAAGACAGTATTGGACGGAACAGACCTCATACTGAGTGTGGGCGGAGTGGCTCTGGGCTTCTCTACAGGCTGCAAGGTCAGTACCACCACCGAGACCGGCGAACGCGTAACCAAAGAGGCTGCCAGCGGCAAGTGGAAAGAGAAGTATGTGAAAAGCTTTGCAGAGCAAATTACCGCCGACGGCGTAACACTGACCGACGGCGATGCCAAGATGCCTACCTACGACCAGCTGAAGGACCTGATGACAGCCGGGCAGCCGATAGAAGCCAGCTACAACGTGCGTCAGGAAAACTCGCGCGAGGGCAAGACAGCCGGAGGCTACAAGGGCAAGTACATCATTACCTCGCTGGAACTGGACGCACAGGCGGGCGACGACGCCAAATACAGCCTGCAGTTAGACAACTGCGGGGCGGTAACCAAGCAGGACAGCGGCCTGACCGCCGCCAGTGCTTCAAGTAAGGGATAGCGGGAGGCACGGCATGAAAAGGATGATACTGACCATCGGTGCACGTGAATACCCCGCACGCCTTACCATGGGGGCGCTGCTGCGCTTCAAGCGCGAGTCGGGCAAGGATGCCGGGCAGATGCAGCCCGACAGCATGGAGGACATGCTGCTGCTGATATGGTGCTGCGTAAAGAGTGCCTGCCGGGCAGAGGGCATAGACTTTGAAATGGACTTCGATGCCTTCTGCGACAGCATCACGCCGACAGACGTGGAAGCCTGGAACGAGGCCATGGCCACCGGGCAGGAAGACAAAAAAAAAGCGGTGCAGGAGGCGAAGCAGCCGACATAGAAGCGCTGCTGGGCATAGCGATGGGGTGCATGGGAATGAGTATGACAGACTTTAGCCAATGTGCCCCATCGGAGTTTTACGCAGCGTGGAAAGCCTGGAACGAAATGCGGCAAAACCGTGAGCGCAACGACTGGGAGCGCATGCAGTGCCTCTGCACCTTGCAGCCTTACTCCAAACAGCGGCTGCAGCCGGAAGACATCATGACCTTTGCATGGGAAAAAGAAAAGGGAATGGACAAAAAAACAGCTCCTGCACTGACACGCGAGGAGCTGATGAAGAGATACAGGGCGGCAAAAGAAGCATGGGGACTGAAGTAAGCAAGGAAACTACCACCAAAGCCAGTAGTGGTCAATATCCTTGCACAAATGGCGGCATACAGTCCA